AGTCAAAACTTCGTTACCTTTTACGGAACAGGAACAAGCGTCCAGAGAACTGCTCCTCAACCTGTTGAAGCAACACCTTTCAATATTTACAATACGACTTACGATACAATCTACTCTGTAACAATCGCAGGGCAGTTTGCGACTGGAAGTGGAACGCTTACAGCATTTACTCCCGTTACAAAGTTCGTTAAGTGGTATCCTGAAAGCACTGATGTTCTACAACCTCCGCTGGATAGCAACGGATTTATTAATCAGGATATCAAGAATAAGTATTGGTGGTGCTATACTTATAAGCATTGGGTTGATTGCGTTAATAGATGCTTTACTGACCTGTTTAGCACTCTCGCAACGCAGTTGAATAGCGGAACGCTCTATACACTTCCGCCCGTAATGACCTTTGACCCAAATAGCAAACGCTTTACGATTTCGTTTGATAGCAACGGATTTGGTAATAATTTAAGCACTTACCTAAACAATCTTGTGCCGTCGTCTCTGCCGTATGCTTCCACCAAAGACATATTAACTCCTATCAATCAAGACCAGCGACTAAATGTAAGCGTAAATCTTGCGTCGGGTTCTACGAATGAGGCGTTCTCGCTCTTTTTCAACTCCAATATGTTTGGTCTCTTCTCTAACTTCAACAATCTCTACTACGGACTGGACGACCCCAGCACGAATGGTATGGATAACCTAATTATCGTAACGAACGAGGCGACGGCATCGTTCAATCCTTACATAGTTGCTACGGGAGGAACAACGCCAATTTCAAAGTCCGTCCAAGATGCTTCTTACCCTCGTATTCTGTATCCAATGTCGCAGAACTACCCGTCTGTATCAACGCTTTGGTCTCCTATTTCCTCTATTGTATTCTGCTCTACTCTGCTTCCAACTCTACCCGAGAATACGGGTGTTCCGCTGGTGCTGAACGCGGGGGATAACACGACGCAGAATACCTCGCTCAACGCTTTCCAACCTATTATTACAGATATCTCGCTACCGCTTGACTACCCCGACGATTACCGCCAGTTCATCTCATACGCCCCGAGTGCCGAGTATCGCCTCACCTCGCTGGGAACAAGTCAGTTGGATATTCGCGAAATTAATATTCAGGTCTATTGGAAGTCCCGCTTAACAAACGAACTAATCCCACTCACTCTATTCAATCAGTCCAATGTATCAATTAAAATCCTGTTCCGTCGTCGCAACGCAGGACGCTGAGGTTCGTTCGTCCCAAAAACTTTCTCTCTTACTTAATATAAAATGGCGAGTGCTGATATTGAGAAGGTCGCTGTCTTTGATAGTCGTATCGTTCAGTCCCGCCCCAAGTTCGCAGTGGATAAGGGTGCTTTATCGGTTACGAATGCTCCGTTTCAGGCACTCTCGCAGACATCGTCCCAGCACACTTATTCAGTTCAAGTGCCGAGCGAGACGACCTTTGTTGACCGAGCGGTGAATTGGTCTTCGCAGGTCGGTATTGCGATTACGATTACGGGAACTTTCGTCGCGGGTTCTACCTATACTATCGGTCAGCAGAGTTCAACGGCGACCCCCGATAGTTTCTGGGGTTGGTGTGCGTTTCCTCTTCAATCGCTTACCTCAACTATTCAGGCGACGATTAACGACACGAATGTTGTGCTGAATAGCAGTGATGTTCTCAAAGAGGTTCTGCGTCTGGTGGATATTCGTGCGAATACGCTTCAACGCACGACCCCGACGAAACTGGATACCTACGCGTCTGCCCTTGATGATGCCCGTTTCGTCAATTCTACCTACGGAAGTTACCTGAACTCTGGCGTTATTCAGGAGGAAGCACCGAACTCGTGGGCGTGGACGAGCGGTGATGCCCGTTATGGCGGTAGTTCGTTTATCCCGTATGTTACGCAGAGCAGTGGAAGTGCGGTTGCGACGGGTTCGGCGTATGTTGTTTCTACGGGTTCAACAGCACCTTGGATTGCTACGGGTGGTGGAACGACCAGCACACTTACTTTCAATGTTGATGGTTCGCTGACGCTTGTTGTTGCTACCGCGAATATTACGCAGTTTACGATTTATGTTGCTCCTTACTTTACGGAGAAACTGGTTCTTTCGCCGTTCGTGTTTAGCGATATTCACGAGCGTGATACGGGACTTTTCGGTATCCAGAATATTCAGTTCGTTATGAATATGCGAAATCCAGCAGATTGCCGACTGGTTCGTCAGCGACAGAACACTGCCTATTCGTCGGGTGGTAATGTTTCATACTCGGTAAGTTCTGCTTACAATACTGCGGGTTCTACCTTCCAGAACTCGCGTCTTGATGTGGTGTTCCTTACGCCGTCTCTGTCTCTGCCTCTTCCACCGAAGTCGGTTGTGCCGTATATGGAGTATCCCCGCTACATTACTTCAAATGCGGGAACAATCGGTTCAGGTGCTACGAACCAGTCGTTCTCTACGCAGACGATTACGCTACCGCAAATCCCTGACCTGCTCGTTATTTATGCGAAACCCCAGTCGTATAGCGATGCTACGCAGGGCGATTGGTATTTCCCTATTCAGTCGGTCTCGCTCCAATGGGATAACTACGCTGGTCTAATGTCTACGATGTCGCAACAGCAGTTATACGAGATGTCGGTGGAGAATGGACTTTCGCAGGATTACCAGCAGTGGAGCGGTCGTCTTCCTGCGGGTCGCGGTGTTGCGGGTGCTACGACGAGCGGTTCGGCGGTGGTTCAGTCGGTTGGTGGTGCGTTGGTTATCCGTCCTGGTAAGGATTTTGCCTTACAGGAGGGGCAGGCACCTTCGCTGGTCGGCAACTACACGCTCCAACTCAATCTGGGTCTGGCGAACTTCTCGGGTGCTACGGGAACGCCTACGATTTATGTAATGACGATTAACTCAGGTTTCTTTGAGAGCGTGAAGGGAACTTCGCGTGTGGTCCGAGGAATTCTCAGTGAGGCGGACATCATCTCTGCTCCTATCTCGTCCCTTGCTACTCGTTCGCAGGTTGAACGGGCGGTTGGCGGTAGTTTCCTTTCCAAACTGGGTCACGCCGTCAGCAAGGCACTCCCGCATCTCCCCGCAGTTGCGAAGGTCGTTGCCCCGCTCGTCAAACCGCATCTGCCGTCGGTCGCACAGCAGGGTCTCTCTATGCTTGGATACGGCGAGGGCGAAGGCGAGGGTTCGCACTCTGCCTCTGGTGGTCGTCGTCGTCACCACAAGGCATCGCACCGCCTTATGTAAAAAACTTCCAAAAATGTTTCCCAGTAGAAATATAAATGGAAGAAGTATTGCCTCCTCTATTCAGTGGTAGTGGTATTGATTGTTTCGCAACTCTACTTCGCACAAAGATAAATCAAATGCGATACCTTGTTGAAGAGATGAAGCGAACCGAAGGAGAATATAAAAACGCATACAAATATGTTCTACAAAAGAAGCGTCAGGATTTACTAACACTTCTTCGTAGTTTTGAAACCGCATATCTAAAAGAGGTAGATGATATTATACCCTTTAATGAACTATTTTAGGTCATTCCAAAGGATACGCATTGCTAATCTATTTGGACTATACGGGTTCATCTTCCAATCTCCCTTAATTCGTCTTGCTCGTTGAAGATACGCAAATCGTTTCGCACCTGCTAATCCCTTCTCTCGTCCCTGCCGTTCAAGAAACGAATAGATTATAAAGTCCCCGTATCCTGACTTTCCAAAACGCACAATTTCATTCGGCAAATGATACTCTAATTTGTGGGTATCATCACTACTGAAATAAAGTTGAGCGGGATTGTATTGTCCCTTTGAATGATATGCTGTTGCTCTCGCAATACGCAGATATTCGCTGGGACGAATACCTTGTTGCTCCAATTGTGTCTTGAATAGTCCCGTCGGCGAGGTCATTTATACTATTCAAATAAAATAAAACGGATAATTACCTCCGTAAAAATATTCTATTCAGTAATACAAATGTCGTTGCTGGATAGTGTCTTTGAAGGTATTAAAAAGAACTTTGATTTGGCGGATAGTTCTGTAAAGATATTGAAGCGTAATATAGAGAAACTTGCCGACAATAAGGAAGTAAAGGATTTGAACTTCTTGAAGGATACAAAGAAGATTGAGAATACCTTATCATATTATAAACCAAATACGCAACAAAGTTTCATTAATGCTATCGTCAAAGTATTATATGCTACCGAAGGAGAAACTGATGCCTATAATTATTGGAGAAAGCGATATAACAAATTAGTAATTGATTTGAATAAAAAATCAACAGACGAAAAAACTGAAACACAAGAGGAGAATTGGGTAGATTGGAATGATGTATTGAAGAAGCAGAATGAATTAATTGATAAGGCAATTGAAACGAAGAAGTGGAATGATATACTGAATGCCTTTGTTCTAATGCTCTATACCTCAAATGAACCGCGACGCAATCAGGATTATTTGGATATGGTAATCATTCGTAGTAAGAAGTATCCGTATGATGAAAAGTTAAGCAAGGATAAGAACTATCTGCTTCTAAAACCTAATCTAAAAGAACCAGAGGGAAAGTATTATTTCGTATTCAACAAGTTCAAGACCGCAAAGTCATTCGGTCAGCAGGTATTCGTAGTTCCAAATGATATTGAACTCTTCTTTGATAAGTATTACTATACATTCTATCCTGCGAAGAAAGGGAAGGAAGACCCGTTGCTTGTGGATAAGGAAGGAAGACCTCTAACATCTGTTAATGCGATTACGCGAATACTCAATAAGGTATTTGATAAGAAGGTGGGTGCTTCAATGCTCCGTCATATTTACCTAACGCATAAATACGGCGAGACATACAAGGAGCGAGAGATTGTAAGTAAGAAAATGTCGCACTCTATTTCTACTCAACACAAGTATGTAAAGAAGAACCAGTAGTGCCTACGCAATCCTGAACTTTATTAATTGGTTCAGTAGTTCCAGTAGGAGATTTGGGAGCAGGAAACTTAATACAATAAGCACAATTGAACTTATCGTATTTAGTCCCATAGGGAACATTGTGTCGGCATTTTTCCATTTATAATGTCGCTGTAAAATAAAATGATTGGATTTGCCGTAGGATATCTGTATAGTATGCTATTGAATGTATATACAAATAATCGCAGATTGAAAGCATTACCTCTATTTGATAAGCATAATAAGAACATTGAATTATTTAGACAACAACTAATTCGTCGCTACTGAATTAGCAAAAAAATGTGGGAGATGGAGTAATTTTTGAAAATGAAAGGTAGTCAGGACAAAAAGTTTTGAAGAGTTTTGGATTGATAGGGTCTGCGAATGAAAAAATACTCCACCACACACAATTTTTTGATTACTCATTCTTCTCATCATTTTTAACATCGTCTTTTGCTTCGTCTACAACTTCTTCAATAGACATATAGAAGGTTTCATTATTACTATCATCGTAATCATCAAACTGATGTTCTCCACCAGTATTCTCCAACATCTTCGTCCAAACCTTCAAAGCAGTAGCGTCATCAGGAAACGCATACTCATCTTTGAACTGCTTATAGGTCATCTCGCAGGTATAGACCTGCGTAAAGGTAATC